TTGTAAAGCTTCTTTAGTGACTAAGTCAGTAGTTGTATCCATACCGGCTTTTAAAATTGCTTCATTAGCAACACTAGCTGTTGCGTCTGTAGCAGCTTGTGCTCCTTTAGCAGCAACATTTGCTCCTTGAAGTATTGAGCCTAAACCATAACTTGTAAGACCTGCCATTAAACCTTTTTTCAAATCACCTTCTAGTATTCCGGTTGCAAGACCTGAGCCAAGACCTGCACCTACAGGTCCACCAAACACACCACCTACGATACTTGCTGCAATAGGTATTGCGTCCCTTAAACCAAATGCTTCAGGCAATCCTGTTTGTGGATTAATTGTCATCTGACCCATTTGTGCTAACCCTGCAACTTCAGATGGAGCCATATGTACTAATGTACTGTCTCCATATCTTCCTTGTTGAGCTATGCTCTTTACTTGATTTTGTATAGTCATTATCTTTCCTCTGTTGTTTCGCAACCAAACGCATTAAAGCTAAAGTCTGCTGTACTTGCGTATACTCTTATTTTATCAGCCTCATTAAGAGTTATGCCAATAACAATAGTATCGGAAGTATTTGCGTTCACCGATTTGTCATAAAATAAATACTGTGGATTAGCAGTTGTCGCTCCTGCTACTGCCACAGATATTCTATAAGTTCCTGTACTACCTCTATTACAAACTACTATAGAACTTACAGTTGTTTGTGTTTGAGAAGGTACTGTATAAAAATCTGTTTCTGTAGTTGCACTAGGTGCTGACTGTCCTAAAACTTTTAAACTATCAGACATTTCCTTTAGACCCCATTAATAAAAACTGATGTCTTCGCATAGCCTTAGAAACTATCGTTGACTTCAATTCATCTATCAAACCTATATCACTATGTATGTCTTGAATTATTTGCTCAATAGTTCTGCGTGTAATTAATTCATTATCCATTACATATTCAGGTGTTGGTATAGGTAAAGGTATGGAAGATTTATTAGCCATTATTTTTCTCCGTCAGCTCTTATATCTAATCTTAAATCACCAAGTCGCCAACCAAAGTCTCCTGATGTAGATTGTATTTTAAGTGCAGTTTGTCTTGACCTTCCTCGTGTACTTACAAAAGTAGTAGATGGAGTTACGTTAGAAGTTGAAAGAGTAGCTAAATCTTCTAAAGGATATTTTCTTCCTCTTAGAATAAAACTTACTGTGTCATTAGTACTGCTTGATTGTAAAAATTTTAAGTCTGGTATAACTTTTGAAATAAACATAAGCTGTTCTCCGGCAGGGTCTAAATCAAAATCTGCAGTTTCTACATATGATGTAAAACCTGAGCCATCTGCTAAATTGCCATCTTCTTGATTGTATAAATAATTAAGATTTGTATTGTCTAACTTACCTGCAGCTAAAGGAAAATCTAGGGTAGGAGCTTGTGACCAAGCTGTTCTCGTATAACCATCTGTTGTTGTACCAACTGCCCAAGCATTTTCTAAATAATTATAAGAAACATATCTATCTATTTCATTGCTTCCTGAAGAAGGATAAAACCAAATTATTTCATTGTAAGCAGAATTGTTTGCTGCAAAAACTTTATATTTTTGTGATTGATTGAAGTCACTAAATACATAATCTAAAACTGTACATGGCAGTTTTCCTACACTACCTTCAGCTTTATAGAAAGCACCATCGTCCATAAAATATACTGCAGTTCCTATAGCTATACCTGCATTAGGTCCAATCATGCCTAATCCTGTAGCAACTTCATTAAAAGAAAAATAAAAAGGTGAGCCAACAAATCTCATAGAAACTACACTTGTATCTGTAAATACTAAAGTTTCTTGTCTAGTAGGTATGGCTCCAATAATCTGACTACCTGAAGAAAGTTTTACTCCACCGGCACTATTAGTTGCTTTAGGTGTCCAATCTAAAAAAGACTCAGAGTCTGACCATCTAACAAATAATGGGTCTACTACAGCAGAGCCTATAGGGTTAGCTCCAAAAGCAACACAATGCCTATCCACATCAGAAATCATTACTTGTAGTATTGAAGTAGGTATATCACTAGCACCCCCTAAAGAACTAGCAAGAACTGCACGAGTTGTAGTTCCATTGCTTTCGTCCCACAAATAAAGTGGACCACCTCTAGGTGCTGCTAAAGTATCTTCTCCAAAATTATCTATTGTCCAAATTCTTAATTGGCTGTTTAATGCAATTGGATTTGTACTTCCAAAACCACCTGCACCCCATACACCTGACCCCCAACCTGAACCTGAAACAAAAACATCTAAGCCACCGGTTATTTGATATGTACCAACAGTATTACTTCCACCTGACTGCCCTACATCATTTGCAGAAGCTGTTACTGTAGCTGTAATAGTATATGTATTTGCAGTTGGTGTTGTTTGAATTTGATATTCTTTATTTAAAACTGCTGCTGTTATATTGCCACCTAAACTTTGTGCACCACTAAAGGTAACAAAGTCTCCCGGATTAGCTCCATGGTTTGCATCTGTTACAGTAAGAGTGCTTGAATTTTCTGTCGCTGCAAATGTGACATCTCCTGCAGCAGTAGTTAATCGTATAGGAGTAATATCATTAAAAGCATTACCTTCTTTAATATAAAGCTTTTGATGTGTTCCAAGAATTGTATAGTTTGTTAAACCGGTATCACTATAGTTGTGTATTTTTCTGCAAGTTCCAATAAAAGTATTTGTACTATTTTTTGTCCAGCCATTAATTTTTTCAGGAACGCCTTTTCTAAATCTTATTTTTTCTGAGTCAACATAACCACCATCTGCAGCATAGGCTGTAGACTCTTTGTTTATTCCGGGTTTAAATTGAAACTTTACTAATGCCATTTATACCTCATGCCATTGCTCTCCTTGAAATAAAAGAGCTTCTGCTTCTCGCCTTCTTACTAATCCGTTAAGCACTTCTCCTCCTGCTTTATTCCATCTTTTAATTTGATATGGAACTTCTTCATACATACCTTTATTTAAAACTTTAAGCATTGTAGAACTAGATAAATTTGTTGGTCCTAAGTTATATGTCCAACATACTAGTGCATCAAACTGACATTGTTCTAATTCTACATCTACTAAATCTTCTACATAGCTTTCAAATTCTTCAAGTTCTATTTCTAAAAATGCTTCTGCTTCTTCTTTAGATATTTCCATGCCTTCAAATACTTCTTTAGTATGACCCCAACCTATAGTCCAAACTCCAACACTATCTTGATATGCTGTAAGTTCTAAGCCTTCAAACTTCTTTATAAGGGCAATACCCTCTTTAGATATTTTCATTTTCTTACTCCTCATAGGTAGTGACTTTTCTATAGTAGACCACCACTTCTTTAAGTTCATTTATATACCTCTTTAGTTCTTGCATATTGTAAGACATCAATTCATAGTCAGGAATTGACATTGCTACAAAGACTATTCGACCTTCTTCTTTTTTAACTCTTTTTAAAAATTCATCTACATTAAGTTCAGAAACTACAAACCAATATGGCTCATTAAGATTTATCTCTCTCGGCATGACCGGTTGAGCTATTGTTCTTTTTAAAGGTTTACTAATTACATCTACTTGTTTAGGGATTAGACTGCAACTGTAAGCCGTCATCAAGACTATCAATGATACGACTATCTGCTTCAATGCCATTAAATACTTCTTTAGTTCCATTGTTTACCCTCTTTTCTATTAACCCCGGTTTAGCTGCTGCTAACTTGCTAAGATTATGTCGTTTAAAAATATCAAGATACCTATTCATTTCTTGTTGAATCTCTTGATTTCTGGATTGTAGTTCTACTAATCCTTTTGTTTGCATTTCAAAATCTTGTTGCATACTTTCAATAGCTTCTTTTTGCTCTTGATTTCTTAGCTCATAAGCTTTATTTAAAGATTGCAAAGAAGAATTTTGCCAATACAAAAATCCACATATAGAAATCAAAACTGCTATTACACCTAATAAAATTTTACTCATTGACTTTGCCTTATTACAATTACAGAAGAGCCACCACCATTTACTTTAACTTGATTAGTGACACCATCTTGTTCTAAAACTACTAAGTAGCTTTCTCCACTATCTATTTGTATTGATGTAGATGAAGCGACTGACCTTGTTAATTTTACTTCTTGTCCAGAAACTATTGTAGTTATTTGTGTTTTTTGGTCTTGCCCTATAGTAGTGCCTTCTATATTTACTGCTGATATTGTTTGAGTTAATTCTTTCTCATTATCTAAAACATCAAGTTCAGTAATTATATCTAACAAATCTTCTAAAAAATTTACATTCAAAGCATCATAGTCTAATTCTGTAAATTCTAGTTCGTCTTTATCTAGCGAATCATCAGCTAAATAATCTACATCTAGTTCATCAAAATCTAATAAATTATTCTCTTGTTTTTTTTCAGTATTTTCTTCTATATCCTTATCTTCTTCGGGTGGAGCAATCAATAACATATTGTTTATAAAATCCAAAGACAAATCTAAAATAACCGGATTACTTGGTGGAGCTTCATAAACTCTAGTAGTTGTAGCCTGATAAGGTTTATTAAGTATTACTGTACCCATTGCTGTTGTCACAGATATTTCGCCTGATGGGTTGCCATCTTTGTCAGGTAATAATATAAACAAACTTTTTCCTGTATCTGGCTCTACTGTTATTGTAAAGTCTGTTCCTCTAATTCCTACTACTGCACTATTTGTTGTAAGCTTTATATTTTTTTTAGATATTTTATTAGTAAGACTTGAAGTAAATCTTGCTGTACCTTTTACAAAATTTAAAGCTAATCTAGAATTATCTGGGTTTGCATCAAATACAAATTCATCTATGACTACCATTGAATGTTCAGTAATCCGAATACTTGTATCGTCTATAAATCTAATACCCATACGACCTGCTTCTGTTTGTGCTTTGTCGTAAGACTGTATGCCAAAGTCTGTAATTACATCATAATTTTTGTCACGTTCTATTCTGGCATATCCTGATACTTGTTCTACAGTTCCTATATCAACAGCTTGTGCTAGTGCCTTGGTCGTTTTGATTGACACAGAAAGTACCATTAGAGCCATTAGAAGTAATCTTAAGCCAATCATTATCAAGTGTGCTTTGTTGTGTAACATTTATTGTTCTTGACCCTCCTGTATGAGTCAAATGAAAATATGCTCCTTGATACCCGTCACCATCAAATGTCACAGTATTATCAGACCCATCTATGTTCATATAGTTTGTAGCTAAGTCTTGGTCAATTGCAGATGTAATTGAATTATTAGAGCCATTTATTGTCCAATCTAAATCTAATGTAGAAGCTTGTGCATTAGTCGCCTGATTAAAAGTAAAAGCATTTGATGACCCAGACACTTGTACATTTATATTAGAACTGTCTGCACCATAAGTATTATTAGGGTCTGTCTGTATGGCAAATGTATTAGAGTCTCCGGTAAATTCAAAAAAGCCTGTATAACTATCAGCATATATATCGCCTTTAAATATATTTGAATTACCTAGTTGGTTTACATCAAGTGTCATTGTTGCACCATCTAAATCTAATGGTGTCATAGTACCTGATACAGCAGTAGCTCCACCGATTAAGTTTCCAGACCCAAGCTGCTCAATATCTATATTTGCCGTAGCTCCTGCTTGGTCTATAGATATTTCATTGTCTGTAGCAAAAATATTTATACTTAAAAAAATAATTACTGGTAAATACTTTTTCATTCTTTATAGCTCCAATATTGTTTTTCAATTCCTTTTTTGATTGTAGACAAAATAGCTTCTTCAATTGCTGCTTGTACAGCTATCGTTACGCTTTCATTTTCTACATCACCATTTTCTATTTCAATCAATTCGGTTTTATTTTCTATAAATCTAAAAGCGTCTTGATTAGTTCCAACACTTAATATAGTTTTTGATACTGTAACTTCTATTAAAACTCTACCGGTTAAAACAGATACAGTTCTCAAAGACAGTGTGACAGTATCTTGTCTATATTGTTTTGATAACCCTATACCTAAAAGTCTAGCTCCACGACCTCCACTTCTTGTATTGGTTTCATAGCCGACTATAGCTCCTTCCATTATAAGACCTGCAAAAACTAATGGTTTTAATTTTTGTGGGTCATCAAATGTTTCTCTGGTATTTCTTATTAGTTGTCTTTCTTTAGTTAGATTATCTAAACCTATTCTTTCTACAACTTCAAAAAACTCTCCGTTAGATACAGCTTTTAAAGTCTTTATCAAAAGCACATATGGTGCTTGTGTGACTGCTGTGCTAAACGTTGCAAAATTACTATTACTTCTTCTTTGTCCTGTTTGGTCTGTAAAAGAAGTTGGGTATATAGCTACTATAGGTTTTTTATCTGCCGGTAAAATAGTCTCTATTTCTTTATTAATAACTCCAACTCTTTCAGCATACTTTGAAATCTTTTGATTTTGTAAAGCATCATCATAAAAGACAGTACAGCTAGAAAGTAAAACTATTAAGAGGAAAAGTAATAACTGTTTGTTTGTTAGCTTCATTAGTAACTGTCAAAATTATATTGGTTTCATCAACCTTATAGTCAATAGTATTCCCCTCAAGTTCTATTGTCCCGTTATCTTGTGCAGTTTCTCCAAACAACTTATCAACTAATTGTTGAGATAATTTTGCATAAACTCTTGTTTCAAAGTTTCTTATAAATCTTGCAGTTGTAGTATTCTGTTCATCTCTTTCTGCCTGTTCTACTAAAGCTTCTACTTCTTCTTGCAATGTTTTATATCTAGTATGTTCTTGATTTTCTATTGTTAAATAATGTTGAGATGTATTGATACCTGAAAAGCTTGGTGACTTAAATTTAAAATTCATTTCATCAGCTAATGCTAGATTTACACAAAATGCTATGACTATAAATAAACCAACATACATACAAATAATTAAAGCTACGTCTTTATCTCTTGCTTTCTTTCTAGCAACTAGTTCTGCATTAGAAGGTCTGCCTCTTTTTCTTTTAATCTTTTCTTTGGTCATCTCTATCTGCCTTTGCTATTTTATCGTTCTGTACTAGATTAGGTACACCTAACATAGTCTTAAGTAAAGTATCTTGTCTAATAATTTCATTATCTACACTTCTAACTCTGTCTATCAAAGCAATCAATATTCCATGTTGTGCTTCTAATTTAGCATCTAGCCTACCTTCCATAGCTTTTAATTGTTCATTTACTTTATCATCAACAACATCAATCTTAGATTCCATGCCGTCTATAATTCTATTAATTAGTTTCCAAACAAATACACCTAGTCCTAATGCTGCAGCAACAGGAAATCCTAACTCAGTTATTAACTTTACAATATCGTCCATTATTCAACAGGCTCAAACAAACCTAACTCAATAAGTTTAGTTCTATTAGATTGATGTACAGCTTCTATTGCAGTTTTGTTTTGACCAAAATATTTTGCTGCCATAAAATTTTCTATCATAGAATTATTTATATCTATATCATCACAAACAATTGTGCCTAAAACTCTGCCAAACTTTCCTCTAGAGTCTCTTAGTTCTGTACGTATAACTACAGTATCTGCTTTATCTATAGCATCACTTAAAAATTTAGCAGCTAGTTTACCTCTAGCTTTTTCATCTTTATTTCTTGTTCTAGACTCAGGAGTATCTATGCCAAAAAGCCTTACTCTACTTTTGTATAAAACAGAAAATCCTAAATCAAGAGTAGCGTCTACAGTATCTCCATCTACTACTCTATCTATTGTGCATTTATATTCGTACATTATATTTTCTCTTGTGTCTTAAATATCTAAGATAAGCTTTCATATTTTTTTCAGCTTTTCTTTTCAAATAAAATTTTAATCCTAATAATCCTATTAAGAATATTACATTTAAAGCTATTACAAAAACTAACTCGCTATTCAATGCAAGACTTTGTCTTCGTCAGCTTCCCATAGTGACTCTAAAACTACTGAAACTAAACTGTCTAGTTCCCCTACTACTTCTACACCTAGGTCTGCAGCAGAGTCTTCTGCCATTTGTAAACTCTCAGCAACTATAGTAGGTCCTGAGTATCTTTTTTTATCATGTGTAAATTCTGTTAAAAATAATTTCATATAAACCTCGAAGTTATTTCTATTGCTGCCATACCTGCATATAAACCATATATAAGCAATTCAATACGTACAAATCTTTTAGAGCCTTCCTCTAATCTTTTTTCTAAATTCTCATATCTAATAGTACATTCTCTTTCGTGTGAATGTATTTTATTTAAAGCTTCATCTTTCATGCTATGTCCAATGTACGTAGTTTGTTTGACTATTATTAAAATAAATTGTATTGACAGAAGGAGCTGCAGTATATGTATACTTTGTTTGACCTGTTGTAGCAGGTTGTCCGGGCGTCCAATATGTTGCATAAGTCATACTTATTCTTGGAATTGTTAGTTGTCCAAGAGTTGTTTGGGTATGTCTCATTGTATTCCAATTACTATTAGTTCTTCTTTGACTAAATGTTACTTCTAAACGAGCATTACCAAAACCTGATTTTTGATATGAAATAGATGAGGAAAAATAAGCTCCTGACCAACCGGTATATGTAGAAGGAGATAAAGAGCCAAGGGTACTGCTTCCATAAGGAACTCCGGCAGGGTTAAATCCACCCATATCTGAAGGAGAAAGAGTCACAGGTCCATTTACATAACCATCTACATTAACAAAAGGATTATTAAAAGGAACATAAGTCATTGTGTGTGTTTGTGTAGTTGTTCCTGTTGCAGCAACTGCAGGTGGAGGTCCAGAAGAAGCTCCATACCATTCTGTAAAAGCCATCTGTACACTTGCTGATTTATTTATTAAAGAACGTATTGGTGCAGAGTTTACGTTTGATTGTGTCCCAGAAGAGCCACTAGCCTCAACGTGCATTTCATTTAAAGTTATTTGTCCGGAACTAGGTAATGGCATTAGTTAGTTTGCTCAGGTATTTTATCTGCAATTAAAATAGCTTCCATTGCTTTTATCAATTCTCTATTGCCACGAACTTCATCAGCTAACTCATTGACTGCTGCTATCAATACAGCAGTAAGCTTTTCATACTTTACTGCCATATATCCATCAGAACGAGTAGTAGTAAGCTCAGGAAATTGTCTTTGTACTTCTTGTGCAATGACACCTATATCGCTACCTTCATAAGTATCTTGATTATCATTCCAATCAAAAGTCACTCCTCTAATACGACTTAATTTTTCCAATGGACTTTGTAATTCTTTTATATTTTCTTTTAAGTTTTCATCTGACGAGTAGTAAGCGACAACATCATTATCAAATCTTCCTACTCCGGTAGAAGTAAACTCAACTACTGTTACATCTGAGCCATTTCTAAATTGATGGTCGGCTCCTGTTTTATAAAGCGTAGCACCTGCATTAGTAAAGTAAAATCTATTTATTCCATCAGAAGAGCTTACCCATGTATTAGTAGCATTGCTTAGTTTTGTATTTAATTGTGTCTGTATTGCTGATGTGACTCCATTTACATAACCTATTTCTGTAGATGTTGTAGTTGCCGGTGTGACATCTCCATTACCATCAGATACTAAAGCTCTACTAGTAGTTAAGTTTGCCATTTTACTAAAAGCAATAGCAGCATTAGCATCTACACTAGCATTGACAACTGCGTCTGAAGCTAATTGGTCTGCACCAACTGCATCGTCTGCAATCATAGCTTGTTCTACTGCGTCATTAGCAATAGTTATAGCACCATTAGCTGCAATAGTAGCGTCTCCACTAATTGCAACAGGATTATAGTTTGTGCCATCTGCAACTAATACATGACCACTAGTATTAGTACCCATTTTTAAATCGTCACCTTCTATAGTTAGGTCACCACTCAAAGCTAGATTATTCAAGCCATCATAAACAGCAGCACCTGCACCTGCTCCATCTAAAAATAATAATTTACAAGTTCCATTAGCTATAGTTACAGAAGCTCCAGAGCCTTGTTTGACTACAATAGATTGTCCTCCTGTTGTTGAGTTTTCTACAAACAAAACTTTAGATACAGTTGTAGGTAAAATTTCTAAATCTTTTGTAGCAGTAAGACCACCATTTACTGTTGATGTTACTTTGATATACATACCTCTATATTTATCAGAAGCTCCATTTGCTATGGTTACTTGTTTATTTGCATCTGTTGTAAATGTTGCGTCTGTTTGATATGAAAAAGCTTCTGCTATCAAACGTAAATTTAAGTTTGTAGTGTCACCCCATGTACCACTTTGGTCACCGGTTGCCATTTCATTTAAACGCAAATCGTTATCATATGTACTTGCCATATTGTTCCTCTTTTAAAAAATTATGCTACGTCAGTCCAATTAGGATTTTGAGTTGTATTAACTTCAGAATATCCTGCAGACTGATTATCATTAACGGGTGTATAGTTTGGTGTTTGTTCATCATTAACTAAACTCCAAATATTTAAAACTCCTAAGCTTCCACTTGCACTTACTGAGCTTACAGAAACTTTACATTCAGGAATTACTATTACTGTGCCTAAAGAAGCAGAACTGCTTAAGCCTGTCATAGGTAATACATTAAAAGTTTGTAAACTTATAGAACTTAACGCAGTTGTAGCTGTTACATCTCCAACCTGTGCTGCTGTAATGTTACAGTCACCAATAATTATTTCATCTCCTAAAGCTGCAGTTTTACCTGAACTTGAAACTCCTTGAACTGAGCCACCAAATACAACTGCATTTCCTACTGCTGTTGTTCCTGTAACAGTATCAGTATCAAAAGTGTTTGTTACATTTACAATTGCACCTGCTGTATTTTGTATTACTCCTAAAACTGAAACACCTTGTACGCCTGTAATAAACTCGTGAATGTTGGCATCTCCACTTATTGTGACTGTTCCTAAACCAACATTTGCAAAAATAAAACCACTAACTACAGGTACATTTACTGTAATGACAGGTGTGACAGAATTGATAGAGCCGGTTAGTTCAAAGCCTACCGGTACAAAAGAAGCGTTTCCTGTTATGCTGCCCAAACCTGCAAAAGGCGATTGAGCAAAAGCTGTTATTCCAAACATATTTTATTATCTCCATGGCGTACCTTCTATCCAAGTTACCAATGAATGTCTTATTCCCGAAGTGACAGGTGTCACACGATGTTGTATGAAAGAAGGAAATATAATTACAGTACCTTGTTGTCTTACTAAATGTTTTGGTAAATTTAATTCTCTTTCAAAAATTTCTAAATCTCCTCCATCATAATTGTCTTCGTGCGTAAGTTGTATTGTGACACTTAACTTTCTATCATATGCTATACGACTCTTTACAACTTCTAAAGGTGCAAAATCTGAGTCCATATGCCAAGTATAATGCTGTCCTTCTTGATATTCTGTATGCTGTATTTCATTACACCCACCAGAAATATCAACACCAAAGTTTGTTCTATTTGTGCCTACAACATAAGGCATTATTAAGTTAAGTGTTTTATCCCAGAGTTGAGGTGTTTCTGATGTGACCCAACGTAAAATTGAATTTCTAGTATTAGTTTCTTTTATACCCTCTGTTCCTGCTCCTATCTCTCCATCTGTAGGTGGAACTTTATTCATTATTTCTTCATTCAATTCGTCACATAAATCACGAGGCAAACCTTGCTCTCCATGAAACATTCCTACTTTCCCAAACATATTTAACCCCGTTTATCTTGGCTGTCCTATAAATTCTCTTCCGTCTAATTTATATTCTGAGCCTTTTTTGCAATAATGTATAAAGCACATATTAACATATCCTTTATCTAATTTTTCTCTCCAATGTTCAAGCTCTGTGCCTGAATAAACTATTGCATCACCTGCACTCATAGTTATGCCATGTGTATTATCTGACTTATCTTTTATAAATATCTCCCACTTTTCTCCACCCAGACAAATAGTAGCAGAAACTTGAAGTGCAGGTCTGTCTTTATGTTTTCCTAAACTACTTCCTTCAGTATATTTTCTACAAAAAGAATTTGTAAAATCTAACTCTTGTTGTGAAATCTTTTCTATAAAATCTTTTTTCTTTTTTAGCAAAGCCTCTCCAACACTATAAGCATAACTATGCAAATCTCTATTAGCAAATCCCATTTTTTTATCTATCTTTCCAAACTTTCCATAAAAAGGAGAAGGCATATTAGGTTTTGTTAAACTAATTGGTATTGTATTTTCAAAATATTTTTCTATATATTCTGCTTTAGCGTAATGTATTTCAAAGCTTTCGTTAACTAAGTCTGCAACTTCTTCAGATAAAAAGTTTTTAACTAAAACAAATCCCTGCTCTTGAAATCTGTTTTGTAAAAAATTAATTTTTTCTTTTTCTATAGTATCAAAAAACTTATCATCAGCTTTTTCTACTGCTTTTAAAAAATTATATTCCATCTACTCTATATCTTATATAACCTTTAACTTGTTTTACTTCTAGTGTTTCAAAGTCATAAACTATTCCATAACACCATATATCGTCTCTTAGTTTTTCATCAGGTATGGGATAAGTATGTCCATATTTTTCACACCAAGGACGAAATATTTCTTCAGTTGCAAATAAAAATATATCTCTTTCTTGAGACTTACTGCCATCTTCATGATAAATATCAGCAAAAAAATACCAATAAGGGTTTATATCTTCAGGCAAACCTTCAGGTCTAGGAATGTTTTCAGTTTGTTTTATTCCATAATAAACAATCTTTAACATACGCTCTTTAGTTTCTAAATCGTATTTTAATCCGTACCAAGGACACCATGTATGAGTGCTAGGGTCTATACCATAACTTTGTAAAAGATAAGAACTAGGCTCCCTTTGTACATGGTACATACTAATAGAATTAGTATTTTTGTATGGAGGTCTTAAAGGTGCACCATCAGGAGCATAGTAAGTTCCTATAACATTTAAAGCACCAGACTCCCATATTTCTTCTTCTTTAGGAAATGCAGCTTTTACTTTTTCCAAAAGAGCCGGACCATCTCCTGTTGCAATATTCCAATCTTTTCTTACAAGTTTTTGATTGACGTATACTTCATCATATATATCTGTTCTAAATAAAAAAGAGTCGTTTCTTCCTATAGCGTGTTTATATGCTTCAGCTTCTTTATGCCAACGTTCTAAAGTTTCTGCTCCTTCTTTATCAAAGTTTCCAAATTCATCAACAAGCAAAGCCGAGTCCTGTTTACTCCATTCAATAATATAATTTATTTCTTGATGATTGTATGTGCTTTCAAACCTTAGACGATAAAATTCTTTTCCAAATTCATCTATATCTTTTCTTACACTTGCTACCATTTTGTTATTATAACAATATCATTAAGTTATTGTGAGAGTGTTTGTTGTACTACCTGTTGAAGGAAAAGTACCACTAGGTGTTGGACCAAAAGGATACATATTACTTGTGTTGTTTGCCCATGCTGGTTGATTTGTCCATGAAAAAGTACAACTAGCACTTCCCGGAGTAGGGGTTCCACTAATTTGAAAAGGACCCATAAAACTACTAAATGTTGCTGATGCCCTAGGGTAATTCACATTATATGCAGGATTAGTTATGTTCATAGTTGTCCAACCTGCATTAGTAAAAGTTGCAGGATATGTACCACCACCATTAATAAGTGTGTGTCTAAAACCCATTTGAAGAGTAGAAGGACCCCATGGTCCTGCAGAAGTTCCCGGTACTGAGGGTGAAAAACAACGTATTTCACGGAAGGATAACAAAGGATTTGAAGTTCTTGTGCCTCCTGCAACATTATACAATCCTGTAGCAAACCCACCCGGATACATTAGAGGCATACGTCCCATTGAGCCTTGAGCCGCATCGTTTCCTGTGCTCGGAAATGGTGCTACACCTACAAATCCATATCCCCAATAATAAGCAGAAGCAGCAGGTACAAGAGGTCCTGATGCTGTAGTTTGCTGTTCATATCCTATAGTAAAAGTTACTTGATTACTAAAGCCACTCTTACTTCGCCATTGTGCAAAGTTCACAGATGTAGTTCCGGGAGTATACTGATATGCCATTTGTTTAACTTCAGTATTATTTATAGAAACACTTGTACTTGAAGGCAATCCTCTTTCTGTATTCATCTGTGACATTGAAACTGAACTAGAAGGAAATGCCATTACTTATCCTCTAATTCTTTTATTCTTAATTGTAATTCTTTGATAGCTTCAATTAGTAATGGAGTTAATTTTGCATAATCAACAGTCATGTAATCTTCGCCAGATTTAGATTCGCCTGTTTCTGCGTCTGTATCAAAAGGAGCTAAGTGTACTATTTCTGGCAATACTTCTTTAACAGATTGTGCAGATACACCTACTTGTTTTTTATCTACAGTATTTCCTAAAGATTTTGCTAATTCATTTTCTGTAAAATAAAAAGTTTCAATTTGTTCTACTTTATCTAAAGCATTTTCTATTTTGCCCTGTTTATCTTTTAATCTTTCATCTGAATAATAAGCTGTAACATTTCCGTCAAAATAACCATTACCAGAAGCATCGCAGAAAAACCTGTCTACTGCACTACTATTTCTAAAAATAACATTTGAAACGTATTGCACATATATATTATTAGAATGAGCTTGTATTTTTGCTGACTTTTCTCCTGTCCAAGTACCATAATTAAGTTCAATATCTTTATTAGCAACTATATCAATACCACCAGTAAAGACTCCTCTACCTGCATCAGACATATCAAGAGTAAGAGCAGTAACATCACTAGAACCATCTATTCCTCTAAATACTATATCTTTATCAGCTACTTTTGCATCTATGTTTAAGTTGCTACTAGCCATGTTTATAGCACCTATTTCAGTACCACCATCTTTTATTTGTAT